AACCTCTCTTGGGTATGCCGAATCTTCTGCTTGCAGCCAATTTGTCAGAAAGTGTTCAACTCGGTTCTCACCATCCCATTGCAAACCATCAATCAGATTAAGAATAGGATTGTATTCACGCAATCGGAACAACATTCGAAGAGCCGCCTGATGTTTCTGAGGCGAATACAGTTTATATTCCGATTCTATGTAATCTTGACTTGCGGCATCATCGGTATCTGTCCAGTTTTCAAGTTTTTCTGTGCCGTCAAGATCCAGCCGGATCACTTCTGCCTGATTCGTAATAAGATTGAAACGAATGTTCTTGTATCTGCTGTCACATAACATGATCTGCTTGAAATTAGTGATGGTATCGCAAGGCAATCCGTTTTTGTCCAAATCAAGGAATGCTGCCGAAGTATCACGGTTGAATGTAATTGCTCTCTGACGCTCTGCTGATTTTCGCTGTTTCTCCACGCTGGTCATGATGGATTGAATTAACTTCTTATCTCCAATCTCATCCGCTCTGATCAGCAGCGCAGACTTTGCTTGTGCAAGAGCAACCTGATCATTAATCAGTTCATAGATATCAGGAACAATTCTAATCAATGCCGTCATATCAGCATCTTTGCATTCTTCAATGATCACATCCAATGCGGTTTCTTTGCCATTATCCATGTTTAATAGTAATCACCGCCTTACTGATCTAACTTTAATAGAGCTTCCTTTCCTTCACGATACAGAATATCTTTGATCAACTGACCGCTTGTTTCTTTCTTGCAGAACATCAGTTGACAGTTATATCTTGCCAACCATGCAAGAATACTTCCTACAAGCGATTTAGGATTCATATGGGAGCGATATTTACCTGAATAGACATTCTCCCAGCTTCCACCTTCAACAAGCAGATAGAGCTTGCTGTGAGCCTCAAGCGCACGTTCAAACTCACGTTCAAATCTTCCGCGCTGTTGACAATAGCACATACACAATTCATCAATAGCGTATTTGCGTTCAATGGCAACCGGAAGAAAATACCAGGATGAATCTGGAAGAAGAAATTTTGCCGAATAATCACCGGCATCAAGCTTGTGCCGCTCCCATTGATCAAAGTGAGATATTCTTTCTCGGAAAGCTGGTGTGTCCTGTTCTCGCGTATCAACAAGACACACCATACTTTTTAAGGAGGCATCAACATCGACCGGATGCATCAGAACGGCAGATCATCAGGATCCGTGATATTATCCTGAGTCTGAGCGGCAGAAGACTGTGATTCTTTCAATTTACGCATCTTCGGAATCTTGAACTTCCCGTTTCGGATGCTCTCGACATCGGTGCAAGAGGAAGCTTCGGTGGATACGCCAAAGTTGCCGTTCATGCTCCACTCAAATTCCCTGACAAGAAAGCCAAGGAACTTACCCTTGAGCTTGGTTTCATCCCAATCCCAGGTATAACCGCTGTTGGATTCTTCCAGAGAGGCAGCCAGGTTGTTGATAGCGTTAACTTTCCAACCGTCCTGTTCGGATCCATCGCCGGTTGGAAGCGTGAGCTTCAGAACGCCTCTCCACTTGCGGTCTTCGTTGGTGTTGTTTTCCCAATCACGTTTAAAGAAATCCTTGAAATCACCTTCTGTGATATCAAAGCTGATCTTAAGCTGATTGCCCCAGGAATACTGCATAACCTCTGCCTTGAGGATCTTGCCGACGTAACCGCCAGCCGGGAGAATCTCCCTTGTCGAAGAAAACTTCTTCTTTTCAAAACCTTTGTACTGAGGAATCATATTGTTTATCTCCTTTTTAAAAAATAATTGATTAGTTAATGATTTCGCCAGTTGAATCATCAATCTGGCAAAGTGGGCATGTGTCACCCACATATTTTTCAGGATAGGCACAGACATCATAAGTCAGGCCGCACCGATGCGAAGAATCACGATAGAACTTGCACTGACGACAGCTGATCGCCGCAGATCCTTTGCTATCAACCGGAAAATAAACATCAACAACCGCTTGAGCATGGATGTATGATGCTACGCCGCTTTCAAAATTTGGCATTATCATCCTCCATTAAAAATAGATTTTGTTGTGCTATATGCCGTTGAAAACGTTCTTCCTGAAGATTAAAATATGTCTTGTCGATTTCATAACCATAGAAATCAAGGCTCATATCATATGCCGCAATTCTTGAACTTCCTGAGCCTAAATGTGTATCAAGAATCTTCATCCCCGGTTTTGCAAACATCTTATAAATCCATGTGTATAAAGCAACAGGTTTCTGTGTTGGATGAATTCGTTTTTCTTTGTGCTTCATATCTCCTTGCCTGAAACCGTCCCATGTAAAACGAAAAATTCTTGTTGCATTATTGAAGCTCGTCCAGGCTAATTCACAATCAGCATATGTGCTGTTATCGTTTTGCTTGTCCCAAACGAGCCAACACTGTGAATCTTGATTTATAACTTTTTGGAAGTAATTACCACCCCATATCACCTGATTTGCAGAAATTCTGAACAATTCTTTAAAATATTCAGAATCGGTTTTTGATTGCTCCCATAATGCTGTATGATATTCTGTCTTGAAGTCTCCGATTCTTGTATGACCGGCATTCTTCATATAACCGCCTTGTGTAACGCCACCATAAACCGGATCAACAACAGCAAGATCAAAATACTTGTCTGGAAACCGTTTCATTGCTTCCATGCAATCCATATTGAAAACAAGTGAATCAGCCATTACTCACATTCATCCTCCAGATCATCAATCTGGCCTGTCTGTATAGACTCGGCTGTAATATGGTTCGCTCATGCCTCTCTCGCCTCATACTGATACCGATAGTAATTCACATCAGAACCATGTGTTTCGCACCAATATGCTTTTCCTTCGGTGCGAAATCTTGCATTGTTCTCGGCCTTGGCCTTGCTGGTTGCATAGGTTATGATTTCTTTGCTTTCTTTGGTTTCTAGCCCATGCCAGCCGCCTGACACCTTTGTGACCGTTACGATGTATTTTTTCTTCTCAGTCATGATCACAACCCCCAATACTCGCGAATTCGTGAATCAACTGCTTTCAGATCGTTTTCGATCTCAATGTCAAACATCTCTTCCGGCGACTTGCTGACATCCTGGCCATCTGACTGCGTTCTGAAAAAATATTTACTGGTTCCCTCTTTCATTGCTCTCAAGCAAATGGTAACCATACCTTCAACGCACACTTTTTGGTCAAGCAATTTGCCGATGGTCTTTAGTTTCGTATCACCGTAATCGTTTGTTTCTTCATGCATCACAAGATAAACAATCACATCGTCTGGAAGCTCGTTCTTAATGAATATAATCAGGTTGTAGGCATCATCAGCGATTGCGTTATACAAATCAAATGAAGATCCACCAGAACGCTGATTGTGACCAGCCATAAACTTGGCTGTTTGCTGATACCCGAAATCGTCAATCACGGCAGTCTTAATATTAAGGCTTGTCATCTTCTTCAATGCCGCTCTGACTTTCATTACATCGACAGTCTTGTATTCATACTTGAATTTCTTCGGGAACGGTAGTCTCTTGTTTACTGTATTCACAAACAGGATTTCGTCTTCTCCGAAGTTTTTCAGACTTCTGCTTTTGCCGGATCCAGATTTGCCGTAGATAATCACTGCTTCGCCCATACTCATTCCTCCTCTGCCTTGCCCATGCTGTGCAATGCTGAAACGGAAACATCGTCCATGAGACAAGCAATCACATTCTCATAGGATTCATCTGCGATATATGCGGTAAACTTTTCACCGCTGTTGTAAGTGATTTCGATTTTCATCACTCGCCCTCCTCACTTGCGGGGATGACGGTTGGAGCCGCTTCAATCATCAGTTCAGCATCGTGTAGTCCAAACGACTTGTAAAGTTCGACTATTATTTCATGCTTTGCCGCCGTTTTAGCGCAAAAGTGTTTTTCCTTAATTACCATGTCTTCCAACACATCCAGATCACCCAGCCGCCCATGAGGTTCTGGGACTTCAATGAGTGGACAACTTTTTTCACCCTGATATGATGCTATGCATGATGTAATAGTCCAGAATCTGCACCCGCTACAGCTTTGCGGCATTTCCATTCCCTTGATATACACGCCCATGCTCATTACTCCTTTCCACTTGCCGGTATGATGGTTGGAGCATATTTCACAGATGAAAGCGGGACGTAATTGAAATTGAACTGGGTTTTCCCACCATCTGGCTCTTTATATGAATAACTTTCTATTTGGAGTTTGTCCGCATCGATCAGTCGCCCATGCGCCGGGACGGGAACGGCTTTGTACATGACTGGCATTTCGCCAACATAAGGTGTGTAGTAGTCTGTACCGCCTATACGATAGCTTTGTCCTGTCTGCTGAACTGTGCCATCGTCACGAATAAGGATTTCAACGAATCCTTCTTTCGGCATCTCCATGTTAGGCAGATAAATTCCCATGCTCATTACTCCTTTCTTTTCATCACGCTACGATATGAATCGCATTCTTCCCGAATTCCACAGAATAAGCAGATCTGCCCGCCTGTAAGAGCCGCGCAACGATTGAACAGGACTCGCAACATTTCTTTCTGGTTTGGAGCGTCATCAGCGTCTTCTGTAACATCAACCTTTCTGAGAGTCTGAAGCTCTCTCACAGGAACTACATACTCGCGGAGATCGCGAGAAAAGACTTTGCGATCCATAGCATCATCAAAGCTAATGTATTTCATGCTTATTCCTCCGTTGGCGGCTTTGTATCAGCAAACAAAAGCCATTCTAAATATGAAATAAACAGTTTTGCACTTTCTTCGTTTTTAAAGCTTGCGACCTTAAAAGCTTCGTTTTTGTAGTGAATCCATAAACTCATATTCTTTCCAAAGCCGTCAACCTGTGAGACGGAAATTCCGAAGTCTCCACGTTTGTAAATCATTCGTTCTCCTCCTTCGGCGGCTCTGGTTCGCCTAACCACGCCGGGCAGTTAATACGGCAATATTCTCCGTACTCTGGCATAAACTCACATGTATGCTTTTTCATGCAAGTGTTGCAGTCTGGCAGTTTAGAAATGTTATCCGCAAAAAACTGCAAGCCGTCCACTTTTCCGCTCAGTTCCTCTATGGCATCGGCGGCCCGGGGAAACAGTCTCCTACAATCGCATGACCCGCCATGCTCTAATTGGCAAACACATTTTCGACAATAATGAACATCATACGGGAAGCCACAGTTTCGCAACGCTTTTACAATCTCTTCATACATCCTCATCGCCCTCCAGTTTAGCTCCACAGTTAAAACAATAGTGCAACTCAGCAATATCGCCATCGCAGTTCGTGGCGCTTTTACAGAAAGGGCATTCGACAAAGCCATCTTCGAGGTAGTTTATCCACTTTCCAACTTTCCGCTCTACAACATCGGCGGCGGGATAGTCTTCTAAAGCATCCAATACGTCCCCAATGTCGCAGGCACGGCACGGAGCTTCTCCAATCTCATAGACGGTCTTCCCTTTGCTGTTCTTTCGCCTATCGCAATTATCGCAATACCATGCGCGTTCCTGCTCAAGAAACGTATCACGGTTGATGTATTCGGCCATCACTTCACCTCACATGCAGGCATATTTACGGTAACTGTTTTCAGTATTCCGCTGATTTGCTTTGCAATATCTTCTTGTAGTATCAATCTTCTCATGACCAAGCACTTGCTGAACCTCTTCGATCCGCATCCCCCTGTCAAGAAGCGTTTGAGCTAATGTGTGTCTAAACCGATGCGCAAAGATATGAATCTTCGTCTTCTTGGTCATTCTAACGAACATCTGTGTAATTGCGTTACAGCTATACCGATTTCCGCATCTGTCAACAAACAGCGCAGGATTCTTATCTTTTCTCTTGCTGAGATACCTCTGAAGCATCATTGCCGTCACATCATCAAAGTAAACTGTTCTGGTTTTGTTTCCTTTGCCAGTTACTTGAAGCTGAAGATTCTTGAAATCCAGATCAGCAGTATTAATCGAAATCAGTTCAGCCTTTCGGCAGCCTGTGCTGAGTAAAAA